CAGAGTAGGACTAGGTTTTGCCGGTGCTTCATCAAGTGGGCGTAATTTGTCAGATTACGACACACCGGGCGCATTTCCAATTATAGCGCAAGCAGCTGGCAACGTAAGTTCGCTAACTGTTTACTGTAACGCGTCAGAAGCTGGTGTCAATGCTTTAGTCGGTTTTTACACCGACAACAATGGTTCACCTGATAGTTTAATGGGTTTTGGTACTTTTTCAATGGGATCAACAGGATACGTAACGCAAACGTCATTTTCAGCAACAATAACACTAGAAGCCGGAAAAGCGTATTGGATAGTATTTGGAAATGACGACAATACAACTTCAACTGCGAGTCTTAGACGAATAACGGATACCCAAGGTTTCGGTATTGTAGAAGACAATTCATATGAATATCCGTGGACTGGTTGGACGCATTCGGGAGCAACAGAAAGCCTACCGTCTACATTTACTGCTAGTGCAGGCCGATTCTTTAGGCCATTAGCCTATTATTCTGTATCGTGAGGTGAAAAAAATGGATCGTAATTATACAATTTACAACGGTGATGAAATAGTAGAGTCAGGAAAAAAAGACGTTTCTTGGGACACTTTACGAATGGCTAGAGATGCTGAATTAGTTAATACAGATTATTGGGCTTTGAAAGATTTGACAATGAATCAAGCAAAAAAGGATTACAGAATTTTTCTACGAGATCTACCTCAAAATTACGAATCAGCAAATGATGCAGCTGACGCTTGGGCGGCTTATGAGATCCCTGAGTGATGCGGTATGCCAAAACCAAAACCGGATCAAGTCATTCGACACGAAATAGTTCTAGGATCAGTTGAACGGGACATCATAGATACTGCAGTAACCGCTTATTCAGCTAATAGAGTAGCTCAGCCATTAGTGGCTCTATTATCTGACAACACGGCGTTAATTGCATTATTTACGATCTTGGAAGCTACTGGATTAATTGACGTTATACCCGATGAAATTAGACTAGGAATTCAAGAAGGTGTTTACGATTCTATTCAAGCTGCAGAAGACGCCTACAAAAAAGCCCAAGAGATCGCTCAAGAAGCTGATAACGCAGCTCGAATAGCTGCAGGCTTAGCACCTCTAGCCCCTTTACCAATTCCACCATTAGTGAGGATCGGGATGGCAGCTGCGTTCATTAAATCGGAGCTAAAACTATGAGTCAGCAAGATTGCGTCAAGATCATTTTAGCTATTGCAGTAGTTTTAGCCGTAGCTATGGGTGATACTGGAGCAATACCAAACTTTGTATGATCGACCCTCAAATAGGGGGTAAACAGGTCATTTTTTGAATTTCTTGGCCATTTTAGATATAAAGGATTGAGACTTTTCTAGTTCTAAGATATATTTTTGAGCTTCTGCAAATCTTACAATCAATTTCTTGTGATCTTCAATTCTTTGGTCTAATTCTCTAGCTAGTTCGCCTTGAGGTGTATCGAACCAAATAATAGCTTTAGAAACAAACTGAGATTTTCTCCCTCGTTTGATCCTAGACACAATAGCTGAAGATTTCGGCCACAATGTGAATGAATGTAGATTATTTCTTTTGCTCATTCCATCGACTCCTTACAATCGTTACAAATCCACATTGACGGATAGCGATCATTGCTATTGCTTCTGTAGTACCACCACAATGGACTTAGTGATGAATGTATGTTACATGTGTCGCATAACAATTCAACACCTCTGTAATGCTCTCTAAACCATAATGTGAATGATGGCATGATCAGTTCACTCCTACTAACCGATGAGTTCCACCAGCTCCACAAGTCATTCTTTGATATTGCTCAACTTCTTCAAACGTACTAGCGTCACAAGTCAAACCGCATTTTCTACAGATCAACTTCATTCTTCTTCACCAGCTAGCACCTTTTCAAAATGTTCTAAGATCTCAGGATAGTTTTGATTTAACCATACTACCAAATAATTCCAGTTAGCGTTCATTCGTTCCCCTCGTCGTCTCGTATAAGATCCCTAAGCTCTCCTTCTGCTCGCTCCCAGTGACACCAGCAGCACTTTGGACAACATGCTAGTGCATAGAGTCCTTCGCGGATCTTAGCCGCTCTGCGATTGATACTTTCGCAGCTGCAAGCTTGACCCATTACTTTCGTTCGTAATTCCTCCAGTTTCATGATCGTCGGGTGTGTCGTCATGTAATACAACGCACAAAGTACTCTTATTTAACTATATATTACCGTCGTTCAGTTTTCTGAACGATCCGCGAGCTAAACTCTGTTTAGCGAGTGCTCTCGCAATGGAGCATCCGCTGGTTGTACGTCCGACAACCCACATGAATAAGAAGATTATGCGGTGGAAGGTTGGAAATCCCAACCATTAAGTTGCGTTCAGGGGTGGATGGGGTATGATTGAGGCAGCCCTAATCGCGTGCGCGTGTATAGTAACCATTTTGATCGGAATTGTGATCCAATTACGGTTTACAGGTCACATTATCAAACAAGGAATTGAAGAATTAGATGCAAAACTAGCTTTAGCACTGAAAAACACAATAGAAAACCTACCATTAGGTGATATTGAACCACCAAACCCAATGCAAATGATGTTAATGCAAATAATTCAAGATAATATGGCTAAAAATCCAGCTAAAGTGATCCCTAGAGACGATAAAGGATTATTTACCGCTGAAGACGCCAGCTAAGGTATGGCACGACGCAGAGCAAAGAGTAAGAGGCGAAGATCGCCTAAACAATTTTCACTATTGAACGCGGCTGAAGCTTACGCCTACGCATCTATTCTAAGCGCAGGTGTATTTGGAAACAGTCCTTGGGGATTTGTAACCGATCAGTCGGATATTGCACAATCAACCGATACCAGCTTGATGGCATACACAGGAGCACAGTCTCTATCATTATCAGAGCTAGTTACACATCCTGACGTAGCGTTCGGACAAATGCAATCAAACGTAATGGCTAACTACCAAGCTATGGCAGTAGCTTCAATTACAACCGGAGTAGGTTTCAAGCTATTCAAGAAGCTAATGCGCCGCCCGATCAGCAACGTTAACCGCAATATCATGAAGCCGTTAGGAGTCGGCATTAAGCTCTGAGGTGATTATCATGGCAACTAACACAGTAAACGGAGTTCTAGTTTGTTCAGATGGGACAAACATTCCCCTTAAGGCAGAGATCGCAGAAGGCACAGAGTCCGACTTGACTACTGATACCGCTTACACCGTGAGCGCACAACAAGTCGGAGATTACGCAGTAGGTAAAACAGTCGTCTCGGGAATTGTACTGGCTGACAATATCTGCAGCTATGCATATATTCTACGTCAAGGTTTAGTGGCTGCAATTATACCAACGGCAAAGAAAGGTCTTTCCAATTTCCAAGACGCACTATGCAAACCAATTAGATTGCAAGCTGGTGACAAAGTAAGAGTTATGACCAACACAAACTCTGATCGTGAAGCTTCACTAATGGTTTACACTGCAAGCGGTACTTCTCGAATCTTTGTAGTTACTCCAACTGGCGCAGCTACAAACGAATTACTAGATTTGCAAACTTCTAACTCAATCGGAGACACACTGCAGGGCGAGCGAATTATCAAAGCTTACGCGCAGTCTGTAGATGGTACAAAAGTTGAGACTCCCGGCGTTGTCGTAGTAGATAACTTAGGTAACGTTGTTGGATCTGTTGGCTTTGCTGACATTCAGACACAACAACCACAATTTACAGGCAAGTCAATTCCAATCGCACTAAACTACAAGGCTCAATTCCTAACTAACGCATGAGGCGATTGAATGAGCATGACAAAAACGCAATGCAAAAGAGCGTTACACAGTATAAGGCAGAAAGCCAAAAGAATATGGTTACATCATCAACCATACATGAGCACTGCAGACGTTGTAGCGATCGAAAAAATAATTGATAAAAATTTGCGCAAAATGAACAAGTGATGTGACTACATGCCGATTGAATCGCGCCCCGGATATACTCGACCCGGTACTAGACCACCACAAACACCCTTACCACCTTCTTACAGTCCACCAGTGGCACCTTATGTCCCTCCTGCCACTGGTGGATCTAACGTGATTTCAGGTGCCCCACCACTAGCTGCAGAAAGTAATACAATGCAAATGAACGGCTTTTTTGGTTTTGTAATGTTAATGATGGGGTTACAATAATGCCTTTGCCAGCTGCAGAAGCTAGAGAAGCTAGAGTTTACGCATTATTGAAAGGATTAACTTTGAATCAAATTACTGGTGGCCTTAAAGTTGGTGAAACTTTGCCATTAGTTGGCAATCCTATCACCGTTGAAGAACTAAACGAAGATGAATTAAGGCGTTTAGTACTCGTCAAACTAGCTGCAGAATGTGTAAGATCAGAATGGGATGGACTACTGGGGTGAAAATATGCCATTACCTGACGCGTTACCTGACAAAAGAATTTACGAATTGCTAAAGACTGTAGATCTAGAGAATTTATCTTTTGCAGATTTTCAAGGAGTAGCTAAGACAATTTATGCTGAGCAGGGAGCAGAAGATGAGCTTAGACGAATAGTCCTTGTTAATTTGGCAAGATTAGCGGTCAAAGGCGAATGGAATGGACTTACAACTGCAGCTAGTGGCGGTTCCACTCCAACTTTTGGCATACCTTCCGGTGTTTCAGGATCTAGTATAGGTACAACCC